TCATATTTTTATTATTGGTTTTGTTAACTAAATTATCTCTTTTAATTTTGGTTAATGCTTCACCAAATAATGCATAACTTAAAGCATTTATAATGGTTGTTTTACCTGTACCATTTCTACTTCCAGCATCATCTCCACCCATATCAAGATTTTCTCCTAATACTAATGTTAGTAATTGTTGTTGGAAATTTATTGCTTGGGTTTGTTGTCCCACGCTCATGAAATTTTTTACTGTCAGGTTATTAATTTTAATCATTACAAGTCTCTATAAATTGACAACAATACTTTTTTATCGTAGTTGTCAGAATCAATTGCTTCTATTTCTTTTGAAACAATTTGATCCACAGATTCAAATTTTGTAACATCCAAATCTGTATGAATTTCTTTATCTTTCTTACTAGGTATTAATACAATTTCTCTACAATTATACTCCTTCATGAAATTTTCTTTAATAAAACTTGCTTCTTCATAACTAATATCTACATCCAAAGTTACTCTTAAATGCATTTTTGGTTTCATTATTTCTTTTGTTTTATCTAGTAATTCACTTAATTTAACATTTTTATATTTTGGACAGTTCCACCAATTAATATATTCAGGTTCTTTGCCCCATTCTAAAAACATCATTCCTCTTTCATTGTCATCAACATCTGCGTAATTGTGTGGCATAGCATTACCAATATAAGTTATATTTTTAGCTGTTTGTCTTTTATGAAAGTGTCCAGAAAATACATACTCTTGATTTTTAAAATTAGCAGGCATTAATTCTCCAGTATCTGGCATTTCTATCATAGCGTTCATTAAGAAATGTGGTAATTCAAAATGTCCAAACATATATTTGGCTTTTATTTTGGTTACTTTTTTCCATTCATCACCAATCATCCATGGAACCATAGTTACCTCTCCTATAGTAGTGACTTCATTAACAATAGTAATACCTGGAATAAATTTTCCAAATTCTACAGAATGAATATCTCGTTTATCTTTAAAGTATAAATCGTGATTACCCGGAAAAAAATAAAAATTTTTAAAAGCCTTACCTAATTTTTCTAAACTTCTTAAAGAAGCGTCCATAGTTGTTAAATTTAATGAATTTCTATTATGATGCCAATCACCGCAAAACATTCCTGTTTCACAACCTCGTTCTTTGGCTTGTTCTATATACCAATCTATAAATTCTTCGCAATCGTTATTATGAATTTTTGAATTTGATTTTAGTCCAAAATGAATGTCCGTGAATACTGCTAATTTTTTAAACAAGTCATATCTCCTGTATTTTAGTTTGCTCTTTAGTTTAAACTAAATTTATTTTTATGTCAACCTTAACGGCTTTTTTTCTTAACCGGTTTCTTTGTAGGAGTTGGTGGAGGTGGTGTTCCGGGTGCTGTATTGGAAGCCTGAGCTTGTCTGGTGCTACTAGGCATCATATCATTCATTTCCAATATATCATCTCTAATATTTTGATTTCTTTTTTCGATATTAATAATTCGAACAAATGAATTTGTAACTGCCGCTGTATAGTATGCAAAAGGGTTATTAGATTTTGATTCATCAAATTGTAAACCAATTTGTGCTAATTGTAATATAGCTTGACCTTGCATTTCATCGTTGTAAGTATATCCTCTTACATTACCTCTAGTAGAATAACGTTCACAAAGTTTCATCCACATTTGTGCTAATCTTGTAGTAACTTGACCGATGTCTTTATTAAATTTACCATTATGTAATCCACCTTCCCAATGACTTTTTCCTACACATACCAAATTTCCTGCTTTATTAAATTTCCAATGTTGAAATGGTGGAAAATTTACTTTAATTTTACGGTCAGCAATACTTCTTGGATTTCTTCTACGTCCGGGTTCATCTGGAATATGATCGTATGTCATTACTCTGAATACTAAATCATTTTTAGGAATTTTTTGATATCTTATTTCACAATCACTATATCTTATTTTTGGATTAAGTTTCTTTTGCTTTTCATAGTCTCGTTGGGATATTCTTTTAGCTTGATTACGTTTAGCTTGGGCTATGGTTCTTACGTTAATTTTCTCTATAAATGGTACTATTAAATCGTATTGGGAGTCGGTTTCGCCAGGAAAACTGCAATAACTGACCTTGGATCTGTGTATTTCTAACAATAAGTCTTTATTATTTAGGTAATTTACTTTTTTCATAGAATACTTTGTAATTAGTCTACATTATAAACAGAGCACTTAATTTTGTCAACTAAATATTTGCATAGGAGTATTATGGTATGGCATTCAAACCCGACAAATTTAAAGATATGGAAGCCCACGTTAAAGGATTTAACGTAGTATCTAATTTGAAAAAATCAGTGTCATCCCTTGCGGATGGCGTTCTAGACGGAGCATCTAATTTCGTTGGAAAAATTAAACGAACAAAAAATTCAATGATTGCTCAAATCTTTGATGGAATACCTTATATTAAAAAGGTAACGTCTGCCAGAACTGTTTTTCCAGCAGGAGAACAAGATTGGCGAGTAAAATTAGGTTTACCAGAACAAATTAAATCTATGTTTAATAAAAATGATATTATGGGGCCTTTAATAGATACAAACGGTTTGGTATTTCCTACAAATCCAACAGTACTTGTTTCACAAGAAGCAAATTATAATTCATTACATCCTGTTCATACAAATTATCCTTTTTGGGCTTATCAAAATAGTCAAGTTGGACAAATTACAATTACTGCAAATTTTCCTGTACAAAATTCTTTAGAAGCTAGATATTGGATAGCTTGTATTCATTATTTGAGAACTGTAACAAAAATGAATTATGGAAAAGGACCAGGAGCAGGTGAACCGCCTCCAGTAGTAAAATTTAATGGATATGGTGATTATGTTTTTAAAAATGTTCCTGTTGTAGTTACAAGTTTTCAATTTGATATGCCTCAAGATGTAGATTATATTAGTACTGGTTTTACTCCATTAGGAGGAACAGCGGTGCCGGGAGGATTTGATTATGAAACAGAAGCTTATGGAGTGCCAGGAAGTGAATCAGCTTGGGCACCTACAACAAGTTTATTAACAGTATCAGTTGTTCCACAATACAGCAGACGAGATGTTTCTACATTTGATATGAAGAAATTTATTAAGGGAGATTATGGAAAGGAAGATACAGGATTTATTTAATTATGGCAACTTTACGTTATGCAAAATCTAGTCCTTGGCACAACACAACTATAGGATCAACTCGTCTTGGTTATTTTAAGATAAGACCTGTTCCTGAAAGTGGTGATGATTTTTTATATACAGTAGAACCTCAATATAATCATAGACCAGATTTGTTAGCTTATGACCTTTATAATGATCCTAAATTATGGTGGATATTTGCTCAAAGAAATATGGACGTATTAAAAGATCCTGTATTTGATTTAGAACCTGGTGTAGAAATTTATATTCCACAAGGACCTAAAATACGTGAATTATTAGGGATATAAATTAATGAAAGTTTATACTAAGATAGTTTACGACAAAGACGATAATCTCATAGAAGAACATTCTTACAATTATAATGGTCCTGTTGCTCAGGCAAATGTTATAAAAGCTACAAAAAAAGCAAAAACCTTTAAGCAAAAAAGAAAAGAGTGGCGCCATGGACCAGGCCATAAAGGAGGAGATATCAAGATAATCGATTTATCTCCTAATATAACAAAAAGTTTAAAAGGTAAAGATTCTAAATTTTTAAATATTGATGGATCTGCAAAAAAATCAGTAGAAGAGCAGAGAGATGAGTTTAGTCCAGAAGAAAATACTCTTAACAAATATAGAGCAGTTAATACAATTTTTACTTTAGCGGCTTTAGATTTTACTGAAGTAAATTTTCCTGAAACATTAAAAATAAAATCCCCAAAATTTGTAATTGCAAAATCCGGTGGCGGTGGAAATAAAGTTGCCAATGCAGTTCATGAACAACAAGGAACTGTTTTTGAACTTTTTATTGATGAAGTTCATGTTGATGCAATTGTTGGACCAGGTCCTAAAAATAGACATACACAAGCGACAGCCGTAAATTTTAAAGTAATAGAACCTTATAGTATGGGTAAATTTTTAGAAGTATTACATTTAGGCGCATTAATGGCGGCAGATGATTTGGATGGGGAGAAAAATACAAATCATTATAATTCTCCATATGCTCTTATAATAGATTTTGTACCTGAGTCGGTTCTTAAAGAATCAGATGAACCTCTAGATATTGAAGATTGGAGAGGTTATGTGTCTCGAGATGTAAGTGGTTTAAGAAAAATAATTCCTATAAGAATTACTTCTGCTGATTTTAGTGTTAATGCAGGTGGTAGTAGATATGACATTACGGCTGTACCATGGAATGAAGCAGGATTTGATGATGCAGTAGCGACTATTCCACATGATGTTACATTAATCGGCAGAACGGTTCATGAAGTTTTATCAACAGGTGAAAATAGTTTAATGAATCAACTTAATAAAAGAGAAGAATCAATATCTGAAAGTTCAGATAAAAAAAGAAAAAGAAAAGAGTGGCGCCATGGAACTAAATCAACACCAGAAGGTGTTGATGATGTAACAGACGATTTTATGAAAAAAAGAAAACCAAATGATTATGTTATATGGTTTCCTGAAGATAACCAATTAATTAGTAGAGGTAGTGCACCAGATTTTAAAAATGTAGATAGAGCAACTTGGAAATCTGACAAGATGAATATGGAGATGACAGGTCAGTATGTTACTGGTTTAACTAAAACAGCAACTGAAGATAAACAACTTCAAACCATTTTTGGTGGACGTTTATCTTTAACTAATAGTCTTACTGAAGGTGTTCGAATGGTGAATACAGGCGGAGATATGGAAATGTCTTGGTATGATGGTAATGAAATAGGAGCGGCTAAAATGGTGACTTCTGAAACCTTTTATGAAGCTTTAGGAAGAACAATGCCTGATGCTCTAAAAAAAGATAGATCAATTAAATTTGGTGAAGTAGACTTTGAGGGACAAACTTTTCTTTATGATAGAAAAAATCATCTCTATAGAAGAAATAAAATTACATTTGATCCAAAGGAGAAAAATTTTACTTTTGAAGCAGGTACGAAAATTACGCATATTATTGAACAAGTAATATTATTAAGTGAATATGGTAGAAAATTTACTAGTCATACAGTTAAAAATGGAATGATAGATTGGTTTAGAATTCAACCAAAAGTTCTTCAATTATACGATTCTGCTATTTCACGGTCTTATGGATTTCATCCTAAGGTATATGCTTATACAATAATCAAATATAAAGTAATGGATAATTTATTTTTGTCGCCTACAGAATTAGCTAATAATGTTGATCAATTAACATCTATGACTAAAAAGAAGTATGATTATTATTATACAGGTAAAAACTTAGATGTATTAGATTTTGATCTTTCATTTAAATTTGCATTTTATCAACCAGGTATGCCTGATAAAGGACAGTCTCCTTTGGATCAAACAGAAGTAAGTAAATCTGGTACTAAGAATGACGGTACAGATTTAAAACAAAGTGACGGCGGACAAACATTCACATTAGCGGAAGGTAAAAAAAGTGTTGCTACAAGTGTTAAAGAAGGGTCTGGTACACAAGATGAAAATCCTTTTATAAGACTTGCAAGACATTATAATAATGTAATTGTTAATAGTAATGTTGATTTAGTATCTTGTGATTTAACTATAATGGGAGATCCTTATTGGATGCCTAATGGTGGGCTAGGTAATTACATTGCCGCACCTGTTAAAACATCTGATTCAGGAACAGTTTCATCATTTATAAATGGAGATGGTGATGCTGATTTTACAAGATCTCAAGTAATGTGTGTTTTAAATTTTAATTCACCTGTTGATTATGAAATGAGTGAACAAGGTGGCCAAATGAAGTTTCCTACTGTAAAAGCAAAAGCAAAAGGTAATGAAAAAATAGGGCAGTTTAGTGGATTGTATAGAGTATGGCAAGTTAAAAATGAATTTGTTTCAGGAATGTTTAAACAAATATTATCAATGTTAAGAATTAATAATCAACCCGAATCAGGTAAAAGTAACAAATCTAGTGAGAGAAGTTTCGTTAAAGCTAAAAAAGGTAAGTATCAAGAAGAAATGGAAAATATAGGTAAAATAAAAGATACAGAAGGAAAAGTGAAAAGTAAAGAACGGATAATAGAAGAAGCGGAAATTATCGCTAGAGAAGTTAAAGGATATTAAAAATGGCAAATTATAATAGAAGGACGTCCATTCTGGACGCCACCAAACAAAGAGTTAAAAAATAATTCCTGGAATTGGGGAATGATGAAGAAGTAAAATGAGTGAAGCAAAAAGAACATCGCTGAAAATAAATCCGAAACAAGAGCCGGGCCCGTACGAGGCTATTGTCAGAAATGTTTTAGATCCTAAATATAATGGATCTCTTGAAGTAGAATTATTAAAAAGTGTAGGACCAGGAAATACATCTCAAGCTACAGGTCAAAGAGTAACTGCAAAATATTTGTATCCTTTTTATGGTGCAACATCTATTAATGCTGTATCTAATAATATAGGTCAAAAATATAGTCAACAAAGTTATGGAATGTGGTTTGTTCCACCCGATATAGGAAATATTGTTATGGTTATATTTGTTGAAGGTCATATTAACAAAGCATATTGGTTTGGTTGTGTTCAGCAAGAATTAATGAATTTTATGGTGCCAGGAAATGCGGCAACTACTAATACAGATATAGATCCAGAGGAAAGAGCAGGTGGCGAAAAGGTTCCTGTTGTAGAACATAATAAAATTCGTTGGTCTACTAAAACAACTAATAGAGCAAATATGGTAAATTTAAAAAAACCTGTTAATGAAGATTTAGAAAATGTTTTAAACACTCAAGGATTAGTAGCAGACGAAACAAGAGGAATAACAACAAGTAGTGCTAGAAGAGAAGTTCCTTCTACTGTATTTGGAATTAGCACTCCAGGACCAATAGATAAAAACACTACTGCTTATACAGATTTAGCTCACGTAAGATTAGGTGGAAGTACTTTTGTAATGGATGATGGAGATGATAAATTTGTTAGAAAAACTAAAGCAAGTGAAGGCCCTTCAGAATATTATAATAAAGAATTAGATGAAAGAGGAGGAGAATTAGATGTACCTCATAATGAATTAATTAGATTAAGAACTAGAACAGGTCATCAACTTTTATTTCATAATTCAGAAGATTTAATTTATATAGGCAATGCAAAAGGAACTTCTTGGGTAGAATTAAGTTCTGATGGAAAAGTAGATGTGTATGCAGAAGATAGTATAAGTTTTCATACAAAAAATGATTTTAATTTAACAGCAGATAGAGATATTACTATGGAAGCAGGAGGAAATATAAACATTAAAGCAAGTGGACAAACTACTGCTGAAAAAGACACAAAAGGAAAAATTCAAATTGAATCAGCTTCAAAAACAAGTCTTTTAGTAGGAGAAGGAACATATATTACAACAACAGGAAATTTAGAAGTTAATTCAACAGGTGAAACAAAAATTACATCAGGAGGAGGATCACATATTAACTCAGGTGGTAATCATTTAGAGACTGCACCAGAAATTCATATGAATGGTCCTGCGGCGGGTATAGCCATACAGGCTGTAGAACTTCCTACGCATAAATTACCTGGACATGAAGAATTACCTATATTAGCACAACGTTCACCACAGCATGAACCGTGGACACAACACGAAAATTTAAACCCTGTAGCATTTAAAAGTGCATTAACAGATAGAGATAAAACAGAAACAGTTAAAAATGATCTAGAGGTTACACCTATACCAGATACATTTAAAAACGCAAGGACTTAATATTATGACTATACCAGTACATAGAGATACAGATTCACGTGTTTGTGGAGCATCTACAACTGTTGCAGGTAATACAACTGTATTTGCTAATAATTTATTAGTATCAGTTGATAGTGATCCTAACAGTCATGGTGGAGGATCTTTATCAGCAACAAGTAATGCTGTTTTTGCCAATAATAAATTAGTAGTGCATAATGCACCTGATTCAGCTTCACCTGACGCATTGTGTCCTATTCCACCGCATTGTGGGCCAGATACTTCACAAGGCTCACCTAATGTATTCACGGGATAATTTGGAGGTTAAATAATTATATGAGCACAAAAGAAAAAACATTGTATAAACAAATTGAAGTTAAGTCTAATACTAAACATAAGGTTCCGCCTACTCAAAAATCTTATAAAGGAATTAGTACGGCTAACCCAAATAACACTAGTTTTACACTTCATGATATTGCTTTAATTAAGCAAGATATAATTAATCATTTTCATATTAGTCAAGGAGAAAAATTAGAAAATCCAGAGTTTGGGACAATTATCTGGGACGCACTTCATGAACCACTAACGGATGATTTAAAAGAAGCAATAGGTAAAAATGTTACTGATATAGTTAATTATGATCCAAGAGTACAAGTTAACGATGTAGTTGTAACATCATATGAAAGTGGACTACAAGTAGAGTGTGATTTAACTTATCTTCCTTATAATATAACTGAATCAATGAGGATGAAATTTGATGAGGAGGCTGGGTTAATAAATTAACTGAGCAGTTAACTAACACAAATAAATACGTTTAAAACAGGATAAAACAATGATAGCAAGTTTTGTATATACAGCGTCAGATAGTTATATTACTACAACAATAACCCATACCGATGGAACAGTTCATACGGTTGTTAAACCTAAACCTAAAGGAAAATAATGTCATCTACAAATAGACAAAATAGATTGTTATTAACAGAAGATTGGGAAAGAGTTTATCAATCTTATAGAAACGCAGAATTTAAAAGTTACGATTTTGATACAATTCGTAGAACTCTTATTAATTACTTAAGACAAAATTATCCAGAAGATTTTAACGATTATATAGAATCAAGTGAGTATCTTGCATTAATAGATATGATTGCTTTCTTAGGTCAAAATATTGCTTTTAGAATAGATTTAAATGCAAGAGATAACTTTTTAGAATTGTCAGAACGTAGAGAATCAATTTTAAGATTAGCTAGACTATTAAGTTATAATGTTAGAAGAAATCAAGCGGCAAATGGAATTCTTAAAATAGATACAGTTACTACTACAGAAAATATAATAGATAGTAATAACTTAAACTTGTCAGGACAAACTGTTACTTGGAATGATCCTGGTAATGTTAATTGGTATGAACAATTTATAAAAGTTTTAAATTCTGCATTACCAATTAATGAAAAATTTGGAAAACCTACTAAAAAAGATACAATAGATGGCATACCTACAAATACATATAGATTTAATTCTATAGGACTTGAAGTTCCAGTTTTTAATTATTCAAAAAATGTAGATGGTAGAAATGCTGATTTTGAAATAGCATCAACTACAACAGAAAATTCATCTATAATAGAAGAACCACCATTAGCCGGTAGAGCAGTGTCTATGATTCATAGAGATGACGGTAAAGGTAGTGGTAGTAATAATACTGGATTTTTTATGCATTTCAGACAAGGTGTAATGGATGTAGGTAATTTTAATGTTACTACTCCAAGTTCTAATCAAGCAATTAATATTGATGCTACAAATATTAATGATACAGATGTTTGGTTATATTCTACAAATGCTAATGGTATTGAAACTAATCTTTGGACAAAACTTTCTGCAACAGAAGGAAATAATGTAGTTTACAATAGTACAATTAAATCAATTAAAAACATTTATTCTGCAATAACTAAAACAGATGATAGAGTAACGTTACAATTTTCTGATGGAACATTTGGAAATTTACCTCAAGGAACATTTAAAGTTTATTATAGAACAAGTGATAATAGATCATTTAGAATAGTTCCAGATGATATGCAAAATGTTGAAATAGATATAGATTATGTTAGTGAAAATGGAAAAAGTGAAGTATTAACTTTAACACTAGCTCTAAAATATACTGTAGATAATGCAACTTCAAGTGAAGAAAATTCAAGTATTCGTGCTAATGCACCTTCTACATATTATACACAAAACAGAATGATTACAGGAGAAGATTATAATATTTCTCCATTAGCAGTTAATCAAGAAATTTTAAAAGTTAAATCAGTAAACAGAGTATCTAGTGGTGTGTCTAGATATTTTGATTTAATTGATAGTACTGGAAAATATAGTAATACTAATTTATATGGTAATGATGGAATAATTTATAAAGAAGAATTAGATGATTTAGGTACATTTATTTTTACTACAAGAACAGATATTGAAGGAAATATTATTAATACAATAGAACCAGGATTGTCAACTAAAAGAGTTTATAACTTTTATACTGATAAATTTCCAAAAATTTTATTAACTGATATTAATCCAGTATGGACTCAAGTAACTAAAGCTACAAATCAAAGCACAGGTAATTTACAAGATGCAAATTCAACAAAATATCAAGTAGGAACATATACAGCAAGTCAATTAAAATATATTGAAGCTGGTGCTCTTTGTAAATTTGAAGCTCCTACAGGATATCATTTTATGTCCGATGGAACATTAATGGCAGGTGCGTCTGACCATGCAGGAGCATCTACTTATAAATGGACAGGAGTAGTTAGTGTTTCTACAGATGGTACAACCGATCTTGCAGATGGTTCAGGTGCAATTAAATTTAATGATATTATACCAAGTACTGCAATATTAACACAAATTATTCCTAAATTTAACAAGTATCTAAGTACTGATGTTAAAACACAAATAATTGATCAAATATTTGCATATAAAACTTTTGGATTAAGATATGATTTGTCTACTAGAAAATGGAAACTTGTAGATGAAAATAATTTAAATCTTTTTGGTGCGTTTAGTACAGGAAAAACAGGAGATACTAGTAATGCACAATTAGATGCAAGTTGGCTTCTTAAATTTACTAACAATGGAGAAACGTATACAATGACGTCAAGAGGTATGCGTTATGTATTTGAAAGTGATAAAGAAATTAGATTCTTTTATGATAGTGCAGATAGAAATTTTGATTATAAATCAGGAAAAATATTACAAGACAGAATTTCTGTATTAAGCATAAACACTGCTCCAGATGTAATAACACCTATGAATAATGAAGTTGCATTTGATATTACAAAAGAATATAGAAATACAGATGGCTATGTAGACAGTAAAAAAATAGAATTAACGCATTATGATTCAGATCAAGATGGTATTGTAGATAACCCTACTGCATTTGATGATATTGTTGCTTCTTCTGTAAATCCTTCTACAAAATATATTTTCCAAAAGAAATATACTTCTAATAATATAGAAGAATGGAGATATATTAATGCTACTACAGAACTTATTTTTGTAAAACAAAATAATAGCTCTATAGGAGCTTATAGTACCTATACTGATGATAGCATAATTTATTTGATAGATGATGATGCATTTAAAATAGTAAATGGTACTAATAATACACTTACAGATACAACAAATTACAAAGTTCATGTAGGTCGAGACAAACTTAAATTTCAATATGTACATACTGTAGATGGTAATACACGATTAGATGCTAGTTCAACTAATATTATGGATTTGTATATGGTGACTAAAACATTTGATACAAACTTTAGACAATGGTTAAATGGAACAATTACTACAAAACCTTTACCACCTAGTAGTGATGCATTGTATACTAGCTATAGCACACAATTAAATTCTATAAAATCAATTAGTGATGAAATTATATATCATACTGTAAAATATAAAATTTTATTTGGATCTCAAGCTGAAACAGATTTACAAGCTTCATTTAAAATTGTTAAAAATGCAGAAGAAGTTACAAATGATAGTGATATCAAAAGTAGAGTATTAACAGCTATTGGAGAATTCTTTTCATTAGATAATTGGGATTTTGGAGAAACATTTTATTTCTCAGAATTGAGTACATATGTAATGAATGAATTAGCCCCAGATATTTCAACTTTCATCATTGTGCCTAATGAATCTACACAAAGTTTTGGTAGTCTTTATGAAGTAAAATCAGAAAATGATGAAATCTTTGTTAGTGGAGCAACCTTAGACAATATAGAAATCATAGATGCCGTGACAGCGGCTAAAATTAAAGCATCTGGCAAAGTTGTGTCATCTACATCCTCAACCGGTACTGGAGTGACTAGTAATACAACTGGGACCAGCACTGGAAGTGGATACTAATGGCATACGATAAAGATCAAAAAGAATTTCCATTACCTACAGGAGATGAGTCAAACTCTCAACGTAAGACGTCTGAGTTTTTGCCTAAATATTTTAGAACACCTGTAAATGAAAAATTCCTTCATAGTACTTTAGATCAATTATTATCTCCTGGTTCAGTAGAAAAGTTAACTGCTTATTATGGTAGAAAATCTAGTAAAGCACATACTACTAGTGATGTTTATGTACCTGAAGTTTCAACTGATAGGGAAAATTATAAATTAGAACCTTCTACAATAGTTAAAGATGATTTAGAACAAACTGTATTTCATAAAGATTATATTGACTATATTAATCAAATTAAAGCATTAGGTGGTAATGCAGATGATCATAGTATTCTTAATAAACAAGAATTCTATGCTTGGGCTCCACATATTTGTTGGGATAAGTTTTATAATTTTAGAGAATATTATTGGATGCCTTATGGTCCTCTAACTATTTCAATTGCCGGACAACAACAAAATATTACAAGTACCTATACTGTAGAAGTTAAAAATAATGTAGATAGCTATGCGTATTTGTTTACACCTGATGGGTTAACTCAAAATCCAAATTTAA